TACTTGAGGACAGCGCGGGCGGCGGTGGCGTAATCCACCTTGTGCTCGGCCATGTGGGCCTGGATGGCCTGGTGCTGCTTGAGGCGCTCGGGGTCGGCGCTTTCGCCAAACTCGGCAACGCTCTCCTGGGTGCCCGGCGCCTTGTCCTTGGTGGCGTGCTCGCCGAACTCAACAACCTTGGGCATGTCGCCCAGGAAGGACTTGAAGGCACTGGCCAGCGGCTGCTTGGCATCGCCCTCGCCGAACTCCAGCGGGGCATCGCCGTCCTCGGCGAAGTCCAGGGTGGCGATCAGCGCGGTGGTGTGTTTGGGCAGCAGCTTGCCAGCGGCGACCAGTTCCTCGGCGAACGCCACATTGGCGGCATGAGTGGTTTCCTGGCGGGATTGGCGCTGTTGATCCTGGTGCTGCTGCACCTGGGTCTTCAGCCATGCGTTCTCAGCCTGCAGGGCGGCAATTTCTTCGGGGGTCACGTTGGATTCCTCGACGGTTGCGGGTGGGGTTGGTTCGGTAAAGGACGGGCGCGGATCGTCGTCGCGGCGGGCCACTTCGTTCAGCGACTCGATCTGGTAGTTGGGCAGCACCTGATCGGCCACCTCCAGGCCGCGCTCGCCGATCAGCCAGTCGCGCAGGCGGCGGAACAGGCTGGCGCTGGTCTCGTGGCCGAAGTCGGCGAACTCGACGACACCTTCCTCGCCCTCGGCCAGCTCAATGGGGCGCAGGCCCTTCACCGCCGGCGGCTGGGCGCCGAGGAAGCCGACATGGCGCAGGTAGTACACGCCGGGCACCGGGTTGCTCGGCGAGTCCGGGTGATAGAAGGAGGCGGAGATCTTCTTGTAGGCACCGGAAGCCACCTGCTCGGCGAACTCCTGGGCCACCTGGTGCGGCTCGGCGATCAGGCCCTGGGCACTGTTGGCCAGGGACTTGACCCAGCCGGCGGCCGGGGCGTCGTGCTTCGGGTGACCGATGACCAGCGGCGCCTCGTGCAGTGCCGGGTCGTAGGCACGCACGGTGGCGGCCAGGTCGGACTCGCTGAAGTTGAGGCTGGCACCGCTCATGGCGACGTGCTTGCCGGGCTTGAAGATATGGAGTGACTTCATGGGCTGTGCGCTTGGGTGGTAGTACATGCGCACAGCCTGCCCCCTGATCCGGGCGCAGACTTTTAATCGGGTTTAAAGAGTTTTTCGGGGAGTTCCGAGGGCTCGGCGGGATTTGCACCCGAGCTGCACGGTGGGAGTGTGGCGGAACGGCTTTATAAAGCCTTTACGGCGTTCTTCTGGGGTGTGGGGCGATGAACCGGGGTGCATACCCCCGCAAAACGCACCAGAGGGCCTTACAGGCGGGCCGCCCTTTTCAGGTGGTCGATGGCCAGATCGAGGATGGCTTCCTCGGCTTCCGGCTGCAGGGCACCTTCGGCATCCATCGGCAGGTACTCACGGCCGGGAATGTCGCCCCACAGGTGGGGGAAGTCTGACTTGTCGCCGCCGAACTGCATCATCGCCGCGTAGGGCTTGTTGCTGCCGACCAGGGCGGAGCTGTCGTCATGGTGAACCGTGATTGATTGCGCCAAGCCACCAGCCGTCAGCTGCAGCATTTGACCTGAGCCATATCCAGCTGCCTCGCGCCGAGCGAGGGTCACATCGGATAGAGGTTGCCAGTCGGGCCGACCTTCAGCCTCGAAGTTCTCTCCGGTCTGGCTAGCCAGCTCGGCGGCGATGCCGCGCATCAGCGGTGCCAGGTCGCCCACGGCCCACTCGATGGTGCGCAGGGTTTCCTGCAGGCGTTGGTGCTCCAGCTGGACGGTGAACACCTCAGACCTCCTTCAGGCCAGCGGCGGCCTGCTTGCGCTTGAGCATGTCGCCCAGGCCTGCACCAGGTGCATGGTTGAAGCCTGGGTCGGTGCGGAACATCACCGGCTTGCCGGCCGCGTCGGTGGTGCGCACGCCGGTAACCTGGGCCGTGCGGATCTCGCCCGTGCGCTTGTCCACGCCGATCTCGACCGTCTCGGTCTGCACACGCCCGGCGCTGCTCTCGACCTGGAGCCCCTTGCGCTGGAGCGCAGCGCCGGAAAGCGCGGTGACCCGGCAGCGGCAGTTGAAGCCGTTGGGCGGGTAGATCGCCGACCATACCGGATCGTCATGGCGGTACACCTTGCCGCTCAGGGCGCGATGGCTGGGCCGGGTGCGGCCGTCGAGGATGGCCACGTACTGCCAGTACGGGCGGTCGTCGATGTTCTCCAGCTGAGACTGGAAGCGGCCGGCCATGTAGGCGCTCTGCAGGTTGGTCTGGTAGATGGTCTTCAACCGGCGCGGGCTGCCCAGTTGCACCAGCTCGGCATTGCCCGCGCCGTCGACGATCACCTGCTGGCCCCACCAGCCCTGTGTCTCCAGCACCGGCTGCAGCTGCTCGATGAACTGCTGGAGGGTTTGCCCATCCTGCAAGGCGGTTTCCAGGGCGGCGCGGATGTCCGACAACAGATCGAGGCGCATCGCCTTGGCCACCGTGAAGGCCTGGTCGTGTGCCTGGTCGAGCATCTCCTGCCAGTTCCAGGTGATGGCGTAGCCCTTGGCCTTGAGGTAGGCGATGGCCTGCTCGGGCTCCAGGCCGAAGATGGCCTGCAGGTCGGCTGGGGTGGGTGCCTTGGCCATCTCAGTCTTCCCGATCCGCGTCGGCGCTCAGCCGGCCCCAGGTGCCAGCGATGAACAGCAGGCGCGTCAGGGTCTGCTGCAGGGCTTGGTCATCCATCAGCGGGTAGGCCTCGGCCAACAGGCCCAGGGCCTCGGTCTCCGAGCGACCGCGCAGCAGCGCCTCGATCACCGGAGCAATCGCCTGCTGGGCCTGTTCCTGGAGCAGCTCGGCCGGCAGGTTGTCGATCACCTGGTCGAGCGCGGCCTGATCGAGGATTGGCCGCAGGGTAGGCTCGGCGAAGGCCGGGCCAGGTTCGGCGGCGGGAGCCTCAACGATGTCGCCGTCCTGCAGGTTGTAGGTGCGCTTCCAGTAGGCCGGGGTGAACTTCACGCCGGCGTCGGTCAGATCCTTGTCACGCTCGGCCAGGGTCTTGTCGATCTCCTCCTGTTCCCACAGCTCGTACAGCGGGGCGGCGACGTTCTCGCCGAAGTTGAGATCGACCACCAGGCGGATGGCGGCATTGAGGGTGGCGGCCACGATGCCCTTGTCGCCGTCGCGAATGTCCTTGGTCACCTCCAGGCCAGCCGTGGCGCTGGCCCGGTTGCTGTTGGCCTCGGTGGTCTGGTTCTGCCCAAGCAGGCCCACGTTGATCTCGCTGCGGCAGTAGACCAGCAGCTCGCGGTAGACCTCGGCGCTGGAGCCCTTGCCGGCCGCCTCCAGGATCTCGACGCTGGAGTCGTTGGGGATGGCTGCCACGGCGTCCTGCACCATGGCCTCCAGGCTGTCCAGGAGATCGTCGGTTTCCCTGGTGGCGGCACCGCGCGGGTGCTTGCCGATCACCCAGGGCGAGCCGTACTTCTCGGTGAACTGCACCCAGAATTTGAGGCCACCCTTCATGAACACCACCGGCCAGAAGCACATCGACAGGTCGGGGAAGCCGTAGGGGTTGTTGTAAGTCGCGTCCTGGCGCGCCACCACGAAGCGCTGCGGGTCGCACAGTTCGCCCTGCAGGCCGGCATCGCGGGCGCGGAAGCGCAGGCGGTTGTCCTGATCGTACAGGAACCATTCGGCCGGCTTGCCCAGCAGATCCTCGGGTACCAGGTGCAGGCCCAGCGGACGCCACATCAGCTCCACTGGCTGGTAGCCGAACAGCGGCGCATCGAGCAGCTCGCGGATGATGCGGTCGAGATCGAGGTCGGTCAGCCAGTCGCGGATGAAGCGCTCGACCCGCACCGGGGCGTTGCCGCGCTTGAGGTCGCGCTCCAGGGCGAGCACCGCGGACTTGCGGCGGCGGAGGTTGCCGCCCACCAGGGCCTGGCTGCGCAGATCGCGGTAGACGGTGATGTCTTTGCCCTGGGCCTTGAGGATCGGGTCAGGGTTGGGCAGGTACATGCCCAGGGCCTGGGAGTCGAAACTGCGACCCCGACTGGCGATGTGCTCGGTGAGGGCCTTGCCGGCGGTGGGCTCACTGAAACGGACGAACTCGGTGGGGCTGACCCACAGACCTTTGCTGCTCATGCGTACCCCTGGGTAATGCGGGCGCCCTGACGCGGGCGACGGGATTTGACGGTGACCGGGCCGAAGTTCATCTCCATGGTGGCGAAGTTGGCCAATGCCCCGGCGCCAGCGAAGTCGCCGTGCCGGTACAGGTCGGGATCTTTCAGGTCTTGCTGGCGGGCCTTGATCACCATGGGGATGCCGTCCACCAGCTCGATGGCGCGCACGTCCTGCTGCAGCGAGTCATCCTTCGGCAGCGTGATGGTGCCGTCCTCGAACAGGCCTACGAACTTCGGCATCCAGGCGCCGTACCAGGCGCGGGACAGCTTCACCTGCTGGATGCGGTCGTGGCCGAACTCATCGGCGGTGTCCTCGGCCAAGGTCTCGCCGTTGCCCGAGGCGTCCAGGGCGGCGCCGCCGAAGCGCGGCAGCTTGCCCAGAACGTAGAACAGCACCAGCTTCTGCTGGCGGGCCGGCACCCGGTGCATCTCCACCACGAAGGGCACGTCGCGGTGGCGCGCCTGATCGACCGACATCGGACAGATGATCGAAAAGTCGCGGTGGCGGGCGTAGTCCATGCCCAGGAAGTGGCGCAGCTCGGGATCCAGCTGGGCGACCACGGGCACCAGGTGCTGCTCGATCCAGGTCTCGACGTAGGCATCGCGGCGATGCACCGCCTGCTGGGTGAAGTCATCCTGCAGGGCCAGCCGCAGTACCGGGCGACCGGCGCGCATGGCGTCCTCGATCCATACGCCGGGAATGCACACGCCGTTGCCGTCGCGGGGGATGGCGTCCAGCTCTTCGCGCATCTGCGCCTTGCGCGGGCCGTAGGCGTTGCGGATCTTCTTGTACCAGGCTTCCTTGCCCTCGGGGGTGGGCGCCTCGCCCTTCATGAAGCACACGCGCTCGTACAGGCCGTTGGCCACGGCGTCGTCGAAGGTGGCCTTGTAGACCACGGCGTCATCGCCGTAGCGGCCCTCGCGGATGTCGGTGGCCATCTGGTTGAAGGCGTTGGCCTTGCCGTTGTGCGAGCTG